CAACACCGGTCACGACGATCTGCACGACCTGCGCCTGAATCGGCCCGCCGTCCGGGCCGCTGTGCTCGGCCTGGAGCTTGTCGCCGTAACGCTTCGGCTTGATCTTGCTCGCCAACCACTTGCGGGCATCAATGCGCGTCTTTCGCCAAGCCTCAAAGGCGGTGTCGATCTTGATCTCGATCAATTGTCCGTCCCGGTCGTACACGGGCACGGTCTGCGGATTCTCGTCGGCAATGGCCGTGATCTCGTCGGCGTGCGTGTCCGCCTGATCATCGCGCGCGCGCGCGTAGTCCGCAGCGAAGGCTTCGTGCTCTCTCAGCCACTTGTAAATCGTTGGCAGGCTTGGGATATGCGGATCGGCGACGATACGGCTCAGCGGTTGCCCGCGCGCCAGCCGTTCGCAGATCTCGTCGCACGCGGCTTGGTTGAACGGCATTGGCGGGCGTCCGTTCGTTTTTGCTTCAGGCTTTGCGCCTTGAGCCTTGGTTTTCGCTGTTTTCTTTTTCATCAAATCACCACGCTACCTCGACCTGAACGGCCCATGCCTTGCCCTTGATTTGCAAGTAGTCCCACTTCACGCTGGGGTCGGCGTCATCGATTCCAAGCCAGTCGGATACGCCGTCGCGCACCGCTTTCAAAGCTCCGCGCAGGTTGTCGTCGTCAAGCTCCTTCCCGCGCGGCCCCGCAATGCGCGTTAGGGTCACTGAAACCTTCCCGGACGGCTTTTCAAAGCCGGCGATCCTCAGCGCCCAAGCCGCCTCTCTGCGGTGGATTTTTGTTCGCCTTGCCCTACCGGCCCAATGCTCGCGGCGGTTGAGCACGCTGACGGTTTTCACCGGCACGAGCGCGCGCAGCAAGGTAATTTCCGAGCCTGGACGAGCGAGGTCGATGCCGATCACGATCATGCGAGTTCCTCCTGCGCGATCGCCAGACGCTCCACGATCCACTCGACCGACGTCCCAACCGATGCCGCGCCACCAGATCTCCCGGAGTGCTGCACAGCTAGGCAGAGTTGCCTGTCGCCCACCATTGCCGGCGATCCGTTGTACCGGGCGAACTGTGTTCCGTTGCCGTACTCGGCGCGCCCAAGAAGATGTGTTGCATGCCGAGGCGCGAAGTCTCCGCGCTGCACGTGGGCGCGATAGCGCGTCACGAACTCGCGCGCCTGGTGCGGCAAACTCTTCGCGTCACCGTCGCACTGCTTGATCCATCCTCCCATGTCCTCGATCACGCGCATCGTGATCGGGTCATCGAACACCACCGATCGGTGCCCGCCGATCGCAGCGAATGCGTCCTCGACCTTGCTCCAAGCCACAAGCGCACGGTCCTCGCTGCCGCCCTCGATTGCCCGGATTAGGTCGGCAGGTTTTGGGAAAAACTGCCCAACGTCCGGATTTTTTACGTGCAGGTCGAATGATTTGCGCACCGCCTGCAAGTCGTACTGCGCCAGTGCGCGCCAGTAAATTTCGGCCAGCGAAGGCGTTACATCGCGCCCGTAGACCTGAGCCACGGACGCGAACATCAACCCGAATTCCTCGGCATCAGTTGATCGCATTGGCTTGCTCCGCGGCCTGAACTGCCATCGCAAACTCCCGCACGGCTTTTCTGTTTCTGTCCTCAAGCGCGGCATGTTTCCCGTTGATTTTCATGGCGATTCCTTCGTCGTGGACCTTGAAAAATCCATCCCATCCCCTGCCCACAGACTGCTTGATGACCGCTTCAGGATCGTGTCCGTCCGCTCGCAGTGCTTCGAGCTTTCGCAGGTTGATTGCCCGCGCTGCATCCGTGAGCGGTTTTCGCCTTTTTCGTCGCGTTTCCTCCCACTCGCCCCAAGCGGCGGCAGGCACCCACTCTGGCAGCGCGAAGCGCTTGGGGGTTGTAGGGGGTTTACCCCCTACTATCCCTTTACTTTCCCTTATGTTCCCTTCCCTTATGTTCCCTTGGTGAACGTCACGATCAACGTTACGTTGCTCGTCGCGTGATACGTCACGTTGATCGTTACGGCTATCGTGGGCAGCACTTTCTGTAGCACGTCGGTAGTCAGCACGCGCTTTCGTGGCGGACGCTGTTCTGTCCCTCTGACGTTCTTTGTGGGTCCAGCTTTCCATCGCCTTTTCGGAGATCGTGCGGTGATACAAGCGGCCGTCCGAGCACAGCACGAATCCCCTCAGCGCCTCATCCCTGACCTTCTTCCATGTCGATCCGGCGCCGCTGTATTTGGCCAGTAGTCGGTCATCGTTTGGGAGGGAAGCCGCAGGTACTTGATGCCAGGCGACGCACCACAGCATCACCGCCGCCTTGAACTCGTCGCCTGTCGCCAGGGCGGCAAGCTCAGAATCTCTCAGGCGCAGCACGTCGAGCGGCATGTAGCCGAAATCACGTAGATCAACCTCTAGCGGGACAAGTGGAGCTGGATGGTCTGTCATCTTTTCCTCAATTCAGTTTCCGCACGCGCGCCGCAGCCGCGCCCTGAATGTCTGTAATTCCAACGGCGAATACACGCTGAAATGCGCCAGCCAAGCCCTCATGCCAGCATCAAATCCGCGCTGCCCTTGACCGTCGGCCGCTGCGATGAGCCAATCACCGCCTCGATCAATTCCTGGTCGCAGCTGCGGCGCAGATGCGCCCACATCGCAGCGCGCGACGGGTGCGGCTTTGGTGGCGTGCTGTTGATCAGATCCAGCAAGCACGGGCCGCAGGCCATCGAGTAACTGCCGCTGGCAGGCCGTGCCGCCCTGCTCTCGCACGCCGCGCACGTCATGTTTCACGCTCACAGGTTGTCCCCTCCAGAGTCAGGTCGCACGCGATACAGGCGCCAGAGGCCATCAATTCGACGGTGGGTGTCAGCGACGCACGACACGATGCCCTCGCGGCGCAGGAACGCCAGCGCTCCATCTACAGAGCGCTCGCTACGCCGCACGGCTGCAACGATGTCTGATCGCCGCACCCATGCGCCGTGCGTCGTCGTATCCAGATCGCGCAGGAACCTCAGCACATCGTCGGTAGCGCTGCCCTTGCAGATTGATCCCCTTGGACGAGGATTGATCTGTGCCATGTATTCGACAACCACCATGCGGGTGTCGTCGGATGGCTGAATAGCTGCCATCTGCTTGGCCATCCATTCCATGATCGACGGGGCGCGGTCGGTAATAGACATGGCTACTGGCCTCACGGTTGATCATTCGCGCGTTCGCGCGCTCTGCGCAGTCGTTGACCGAGGGATCGTGCGAAGTTCTTGCCGGCCATCGCTGCGCTGTGCGCGGCTGCCAGCGCCCGCAACTGGCCGAGCGCGGTCAGCGCGGCAGCGTCGATGCGAGCGTGCAGGCGGTCGCGGATGGCCCTGGATTGCAGGTCTAGATCGGTTGGCATGCGACCTCCTCATCGGTGCGGGAAACATGCAGGGCCAGCCCGCCGGTTGCGCCGGCGAACCGTGCCCGAGTTAGCTTCAGATAGGCGTCGTTGAGTTCGCAGCCGACGAAGCGGCGGCCGAGATCAAGAGCTACCTGGGCGGTCGTGCCGCTGCCGCTGAACGGGTCTAAAACGGCGTCACCCGGCCGGCTGCCGGCGACGATCGCGCGGCGCGGAACCTCGGTCGGGAAAGTGGCGAAGTGCGCGTCGGCGAACGGCTCTGGGCCGATGTCCCAAACGTCGCGCCAGTTGCGCATGGATCCTTCCCGCGGGATTGACCCGGCCACCGCGCCCGATGTTCTGCCGCCGTCGTATACCGGTACACCGCGCGCACTGGCCGGCTTGCGCTCTTTGTTCCCGCTGCGCTTCACAGCCGGCGTGCCGCCGTACTCCTTGTCCTCGCGGTCGGTGCGGTGCTGCCTGCTGGACTGTCCAGGTACGTCGCATTCCTTCGTCTCGCGGCAGAACGACAGCGCCTTGTTGACGCGCTCAGCCTCAACGCCGCCTGACAGCGTGTACTCTGGTTCGGCGGTACGGCATTCGCGGTGGATCGTCCCGTGCGCGCCGGGCTTGGTATCCCATCCGCTCGGCACCTTGACGCGCACATTGCCGGTCACTGTGGCGTTGCCGCGGAACGTAGGCCGGCGATCGTCTTGCGTGACCGGCTCGCGCGCCTCTTCGCGGCTGTAAAAGTAGCGCTCGCTTTTGGACAGCAGCCAGATGTGCTCGTGGCTCTTCGTCGGCCGGTCGCGCACGCTTTCCGGCATCGGCGCCAGCTTGCGCCAGATGATGCGGCTGCGCACGTACCAGCCGTCAGCGCGCAGCGCGAACGCCAAGTGCTCGGGCTGCATCATCAGGTCTTTGGGCTTGAAGCCGGTCACGCGCTTGTCGCGTCCGACGCGTTTTCGGTTGGCGTCATCGAGGCATGACTGTTTCCCGCCTGTCTCTCCGCCCCATTTGCCGTCGTTGGCGTAGCTGTCGCCCATGTTCAGCCAACACGTGCCGTCTTTCCTGAGCACGCGCCGGACCTCGGCGAACACGGAGGTCAGCCGGCAGATGAAGCACTCTCCGCAGAGCTCCGCCGTCGCCCAGCCCATGCAGTCGAACCGCGCTTCCAGCCCGATTTGCTTTTCGTACTGAGGATGGCCCGGGGCGACGTACTGCCGCAGGCCGTAGTACGGCGGCGACGTGACGCAGCACTGCACCGACTCGGCCGGCAGTGTGAGCAGGCAGTCCAGTGCGTCGCCGATCAGGATGTCGGCGCCGCCGATGGTGACGCGATCGACGCTCATGGATTGGCCGCCCAAACGCGCTCAGAGCGCCCTGCAGCCGTGCGCTCGCGCCTGTCTGTAGGCCGCGCGAGGCCGGCTTCGCGCAGTTCCGGCAGCCGGCGGCAGACCTGAATCTGAGTGAGGCCGGAGCGCGCAGCGATGGTGCTGGCACCGGCCGGACCGTGGCGGCGCAGGTCGGCAAGCACGGCCGCCGCCTGAGCGCTGGCCGCCTTGCGCATCGAGGCCGCGGCATCGTGGCTGGTCGAAGGATCGCCCCTGCGGGCGCGCGGCACTGCGAAGTCGATGGCGATCTGGTTCATGCCGTGAGTCCTGAAAACGGCGACGGCTTGCGCCAGCTCAGCCCGCGCGCCCAATAGTTGGCCGTGCGCTGGCTCACGCCCATCGCCTCAGCAATTTGCGCATCGGTCAGCCCGGCCTCGCGCATATCAATGGCGGTGGCGACGGCCTGCGGCGATCCGGGCATGCGGCCGACGCGGCGGGCCGCGTGCCCTTTGAGTGCGGCTTGATACTGCCGATCGGCGCTGCCGCGCTCGCCGCTTGCGTACTGTCGGCTAATCACTTGGCCGGGGGTCATGGCCCGCCAGTGCTCAGGGTTGCAGCAGGCGCGCAGGCCGCAGGTATTTGCGAGACGGCGCCGGCCGAGCGGCCCGTTGACTGCGGTCCACAGCATCGTGTGGGCCAGGCCGCGGCCGAAGTCTTTCGGGCGGTTGATCTGTGCGTATCCGTGGCCGTTGCTGCTGCCGACAAAACGCCAGCAGTCGCCATCCGGCGTGCAGCGGTCGGTCACGTAGCGGCCGATCGGCAGAGCGCGCACGGCAGCGGCGATCGGGTCGAGGGCGATATCGGCGGGGGTCATGGCCTGCACTCCATTACTGCGGCGATGAATTCGGCCGCGACCTGCGGGACGATCGCGTTGCCGTAGGCGCGCAGTCGTCCCACTCGGCCGGGTATCCCATGAGCCAGCGGCTGAAGGCCGGGTTGAGTTGGCCGGGCTTTGCCGTCGCGGCAGGCGAGCCATTCGAGGTCGCGCCATGCGCCTGTTCCGACAGCGGCTTGCCACGCGTCTGCTCCAGGCGCGCCGAGTGAAAATCCGCCGAGCCTTCGTTGCTCTTCCAATCGCGCGCCGCTGGTGTCGCCCAGGACGCCGCGTCCATCAGCGTCACGCCGGTATGCGCTCCGCGATCCCGCTTCGCGCTGGGTGTTTCGGCGCTGCCATGCTGCGCCACCGTCGGCGTCGGCCACGGCGCAAACTTCACCGCGTGCTCTAGTTGCGCCGCATGTTTCTTGCCGTCCGCTGTTCTGCCCGTCGCGTCCATCTTGTCCGTCGAAACCGACCGGCCACCGTTCGGCACTGTCGGCGTCGGCCACGGCGCCAAGCTCGCCGCCTGCCCAAGGGTCAGGCCGAATCCGTTGCCGTTGCCGTGTTTCGCCTTCAACGCTTCTCTTCGCATCTGCCAGGTCGAATCGCCTTCGTTCTGCGGCCCCGCATTCGGCGTTGGCCACGAACCAAAGCCGCTCCCTTCGGTGCGGCGCTCCGACAGCGCCAGCCGGCAGAACTGCCGCCGCTGCGGCGTAACCTGCGCTTTCCAGGTCGCCGCAAACATGGTCGAGCCACGCAAGGCCGGCCGATCCTGCAACCTGCTCGCCAAGGAGATCGCCAGGGCGGCACTCGCGGATGAGCCGGGCCCACGTAGGCCATAGGTGGCGCTCATCGTCGCTGCCACGCTGCTTGCCCGCCGCGCTGAATGGCTGGCAGGGGCAAGAGCCTGTCCAAACAGGTCGGTCCTCTGGCCATCCGGCGAGCCGCAGGGCAAGCGGCCATCCGCCGATGCCGGCGAAAAAGTGGCAATGCCGGTAGCCGCGCAGATCGTCGGCGCGCACGTCGGCAATGGATCGCTCGTCAATGTCGCCGGCGGGCAGGTGTCCGGCCGCAATGAGGTTGCGCAGCCACTGGGCCGCGAACTTGTCCCATTCGTTGTAATAGTCTGAGCGGTTGCGCATGTCACGACCGCACCTGTTCCGCGATGCGCCGCTCGAGCCGGTACTGCGTCGATCCGCAGTCGGCGCAAAACTCCGGCGCGTAGTCGGCGGGCCACGCGTCAACTGCACCGGACCGCACCGGCAGCGCGAACCGCTGGCACCGGCCGCAGACGGATAGGCCGTCTCGCACGAGGGACCAATCTAGGGACTCGCGGCGCTCGGCGCTCATCGGCTTGACTCCAGTCGCTGCAACTGCGCCAGAGCCGCAGTCAGCGTTTTCGTCGCCGCCAACACTTCCAGCTGGATGCGCTCGCGTGCATCCTCGCGCGCAATTGGTGCGGGTCTGCTGTACCCGAGTTCGGCGCACATCCACTCAATGACGACGTGGCAGCCGGCGTCACGCGCTCGGCGCATGATGAACATCACTTCGTCGGTACTGAGCTTTTCCGGCCTGCTTTCGCTCATGCAGGCAATCAGCTTGCGCTGCGCTGCTCCGATGTCCATCGTCGGCCAGAGTTCGACGCCGACCTTCTTGCTTCCACCCAAGGACCTGATCGCCTCTACAAGCGCGTCGTCGAACGACTCAATCATCAGCGGTTCCAAACGGTTCCAAATTGCGTCGCGGCGGTTTGGATGCGTGTGGACACGCGGCCGTCCACACTGCGGTCATGACGAACGCGACAACAGAAGA